TGCATGATCTTCTTATGAATGTCATCGCCTTTCTGCAAGTGAACTTCTACTTCAAGGCCCGGCGCTGCACGCTGATCTTCGTCAGCTTCTTGTGCGAATGTCGATGAATCGCGGTAAGTGATCGGTATGCCGTATTCGTATGTCTCCATTGTGATGTTCGCCATCGTGTTTTCACGATCTTGAACTGAGATCATAGAAGTACCGATACCGTTGCGATGCTGACCACGACCAGGCATGATGTGCTTGACGACGAGACATTCGTCCATCGACTGAGCTTCAGATTTGCAATAGACACTTCCGGCGAATTCGACGCGACAGCCGTTAGGGAAAATCTCAATCAGCTTCTGTCTGTTTTCTTTGTTCTCGCACATGCGGAAAGCAGAACGTCGAAACCATATTCTCGCGAATGTGCAGAGAGAAGACTGTGCGCTACCTGTCTGAGTAAGCAAGCGCGTGTTCTCTGATACGCTCAAGCGCGCGTTGCGCTCGAAAGCGTCTTCACCGTCGAAACCTAAGCCGGGCGTGATCTTATCTGCTTTGCTCGGAAAAGCATCGCGCAGCACTGTGTAATGAATTTCTTCTTCGATCGCGCAGTAATGAAATTGAGCTTGTGTCTGCACATGCTGCGGTCGTTTGAAGTTCAGCGCGCCGTAGATGTCGATCAGCTGACGGCCTTCGTTGTTGCCTGCTTCGCCGTTCTCTGCAGGCACAGGTATAGGCTCGCTTTCAGCAATGTCTTCGTCAGTCAACTGATAACTGCAGTTCGGGCACGGGAACGGCGGTACTGCGTGATCTGCAGGCGCTGACCAGCCGCAATTGGGGCAAATCACATGCGACTCTACAGGCTCAAGCTCTTCGCGCATTTCAGGCAGCGAATCAAGCCCCTCTTCATTGTCGTTGTCGCTGACGTAGCGAGTGTGATAGACGACAACGCCACCTGTCCATGCGTGATAGACTTCGTCTTGCAGCTGAGGTGCGACGGGGTTCCAGCGTTCGATCAGCTTCGTCAGTTTTGTGCGACCGTCAGCTGTCTCGATGTCGTCAGCGTTGTCAGCGTCTTGCGGGAAAAATCTGATGCGCGGCGGTGCAGAAGCTACAGCACCGATCACCATTAAGCCGCGCGCTTGATAGATGTTCGTAACAAACTCGAACTTCGGCATGTCGTCGAGATCGAGATCGCCGTAGTTGATCGCTTGCGCTTGAGACGGAAGCTGCCATGATCTGTCTTGCTTCGACCACCAGATATACTGACGACCGCCCCAATAGAATTCAGCTTGCTTCACGTCTTTGACTTCAATCAGACGAGCGTATCGATCATCACCGCAACAAGCGATGTAAAGATCATAGAGCGCTTTCTGAAGCTCTTCTTGATTAGCAAGAGGATCGTCAGACTGCTGCTCTTCTTGATCTTGCTGATCTTCTTCGTCGTCAGTATCTGTCTGTGACGGAAGATTCTCTTCGTCAAAATCGATTTGTGGCGCTGCTGCCACTGTATTAGTGCCTCCCCGGCATTACATGCCGCATCTTATGACCTGAAGCGGCTGCGTGTTGAAACTTAGACTTGCCGTACTTCTTACGACCGATCGAGGCGGCTAACGCACCGGGATTTCTGATTCCCTTATGCGACAGACTGCTCTTGAGCTTATCGAACCCCATGTACATTGCGCTTCCTCCTGCTAGGCATTACGTGCCGTTTAGATTTGTACTCTGACTTGCCGCTTTGCGCGGCGCGCTTTTCAGACAATGCGATCGCTATTGCTTGCTTGCGATTCGTCACTCGCTGACCGCTCGACGAGCGAAGCGCACCGCGCGAAAACTTCGGCAATACTTCGTCCCAAGGCATCTTCAGTCTATTGCGCAGAGTTCACTTGCGAATAACCGAATGCTTTGACGTGCACGACGCCTGCGCCAGGTGTACCGCCTGCAGCTGTGATCAAAATAGGTGTTAGAGCAAGCGATGCGCCTGCAACTTTTGTCGGCGCTGCTTGAAACTGCTGACAGTTCAGACCTGCTGTCAAGTTCGTGCAACCGTTCACAAAAGCTGTCGTCGTTGTCGTAGTTCCGAGCGAGAACGACGTTGCTGTCGTGATTGTCGTCTTGACGACTGCAGAGCCTGCCATTGAGATGAAGCTGAGCGGTACTTGACAGTTTGTCGTCGTAGTCGTCAAGCCGCCTGTATTCAGAGTTACAGCACCGCAATCGGCTTCCCAATAGACAAGGCCGCCACCGTTAGCGCCGGCGTCTGCAACTGCTTCTTCTATACCGCCATCACCCGAACCGACGTACGCTGAAGCGCCGTGTGTGTTAGAAAAGTTGCCTGTAATTGTGACGCAGATGTTTGAAGAACCTACGCCGAGAAAGCCAGGCGAACAGGCTGCGATCGTTACTCCTGTCGGTGTGACTGTCTCTGCGTTTGCGTCTTGCACGCGAATCGGTGTAGATGTGTTGAAGATCGATGCGAGCTGAATTGCGCTACCGTCTTGCAGTGTGATCGTACCGCCAGGCCCGCCACCTTGCGGAACGACGATAATCGACGTACCTGCGCCTGTCGTCGAATTTCCTTGAATGACGATAGCTTGCCACGTCGAGTAGGCAGGGGCAAAGAACGTACCGACGCCATCACCGCGATGAATCGCTGTTGCTGAACCTAAAACGCTGCCGAACTGTTGAGCTGACAAACTTGCTGGTATCGCTACCGCGAGAAGCAGGAGCGCTCCCAGCATTCCGAGCAACTTTCTCATCTTCTTTCTCCTTTTTTCACGGTAGCGGTTGAACGCCCCGCGTAATTGCACTGACAGAAATTCGCTTTAAGCTTCTTCGTCGAGCAAGTTGACAGCTTCGTCGCCGCCTTCGCCTTCATCTACGCCGTGATCTTGACTTGCATCGCCGAAATGCTCATCGATGTGCGATTTGATGCCTTCAATGTCGTGATGCTCATGCTCGTGATGTTCAGGCTGTCTATCATGATGCATCACGTGAACGTGAACTTTCGAGCCGTCGCTGTGAATGTGCACGTGCGGCGGAGTTTTGCCCTTTCGGGCTTTGTTGAAACCTTCAGCGCCCATATGCGCGCCGTGCTGTTTGTTCATAAAGTGACGAGACGCCATTCAATTGCCTCCTTAGAGAACTTTCTTCAAGTACGCGAGCACTGCTTCTTTCGACTCGAAGACTCGTTTGATCGGGTTCGTGTATTCACCGATACTTTTTGTAGACTTGCCCGGCTCGTTCGACTTTGACTTAGGGCAAACGTTCACGATATAGCCTTCATCTCGACCGCCAGGCGGCTCGACGCATTCGATCTCGATTCTGTGCGCGTCGATCTCTTTGCTTGACGGCCTGAGCGCTTTCGTTATGCGATCTTCACTCATTTGCTGATAACCTCCCACCGTCGGTTTGTTCAAGCCATCGACGCTGTTGCGGCCAGTTTGTGATGCGACGCATGCGAAGTTCTTTGCGCTTACCGACAGGAACGTCAGCGAGCGTTTCGACAGGCTGACCTTGCGCGTCGCGCTTCGTCACGAAATGCTTTTCTAGATCTCTCACGCGCTCTTCAAGTTCTTCATACTGCTTGCGAGAAACGAACGGGAAGCGCATCGCTGCTACTCCTTATACAGCCAGACATCTATAGCGTAATTCGCAGTCGTAAAAGCGCCGCTCGCTGTGACTGTGTATGTGATATTCACGTTGTTGTCGAGATTGATTGCGACGCAACTCTCTTCGCCGTTCGTTTGAGCGACTGCGATAGCAGAACCTGAAAAGAAACGAGAAACACTGTGCGAAATGAAATTCGATTTGAATATTACTGTACGACCTGAAGCATCAGCTGTTGTGACTTCTTCTGCATAGCAGAGACGATAGTGACCACCTGTAGAGCCTGTACCTGTCAGCAGGGTGATCGGTCCGCGCGTTGCAGTCAGAGAAACTTGATCGTCGCTTATAATGAATTGAGAACCGCTGCTGCTCGAAGAAGAGCAGCTGATGCATTGATCGTAGAAGACTTGCGTTGTGATGCCTGAACCGTAGATTTGAATCGTATAAGTGCCCGGCGTGACGTAGAAATGATAATTTCCAAGCCCGTCAGTCAAGAACGGATTCGAGCACGGTTGCGAAGGCGTCGAAGGAGGCGGAAGCAACACACCGCTGCACGCAGTCGATTTAGTCGTATCAGTGTAGAGCGTTGCAAGCGTCGAGCACGGCGTCGTCGTCACATTTGCAGGCTGTGTGCAGACTGCAACTGTAACACCGGCTGCAGGGAAGCCACCTCTCGCGAGCGAGATGTTATCGTAACGAACGCCTTGCGATTGCGCGATCGCAGCGCAGCTCAAGAGCAAAAGCGCGAGTTGTAGCAGTCGTCTCATCATGTGCTCGGAACTAAATAAACTTGCAACGCGCTCGCAGATTGCGGTCCGACAGATTGCCCTGTCAGTGTAAGAGTTCTCACGTTTGATTGATTCTGCTGACATAGCACGCTGATTGTCTTTGCTGTTGTACCGCCGACATATGCGACTGAAGATTCGGCGCTCCATGAAAAGGGCATTTCAGAGCCGTTATTTGCGCTTGACTCGATGTGCGAATTACCGCCCCATGTGTTAGAGCCGTCTGAGAACCAGCAGTCCATTCCATTAGGTGAGCCTTGCGTCGTAGCGAAAACTTGCGCGTCAGTGCGAAGCCTGTAAGAGCCTGAAGATGGGAATGTCGCCGAGCATGAAGCGACAGTTAGCGGCGCTGAATCAGTTATCGTTCCGCCGCTTGACACGCCTGTACATGCGCGACTGCCGGCGAACTGACCGCCGTCTGAAATCGTGCAAGCGTTTGAGAAGATTGCGATGTCGTTTGTAGTGATAGAACCTAAGATAGAAGAAAGAATATTCGAGCCGAAGAGCGGACAGTCACTCGAATTCTTCGAGTAAGCGATGTCAGCTGTTCCTGCATTGTTTCTGAAGCTCAAACAAGCATCTAAGCTTGAGCAGCGAAAGACGCCCGAATGAGAAGGCGATGAACTGTTTGCAGAAAAGTATGTGCCGTAGAAAGAAGTTCCTGAATAATTCCCTGCTATATCGAGCGAAGCAAGCGTTGTGTTGTGTGCTGCATTCTGAAGATTGAAAGCATAGCCTGTAGGCGATGAATCTGTCGCGCGATAGAGCTGAAAGATCGTAGCGTTGTTAGCGCCTTGCGTTACTGTGTGACCTGAAAGGGCGTTGTAGAGCCAATTTGCATTGCCTGTAATTGAGCCGCTGCCGCTCCAGTAAGAGCCTTCACCGGCGGCAGGCGTGCCTGTCGCCGTTACGCCGCCGCTCGATGAGCCGCACGGCGAGACGATCGTCTGCAAGTTGTTCGGAAGGCCGAGCGGTCCGCCTGTGCCGA